ATTTATTTTATCTTCTGTACTACTTACACCACCACTTGATTCGGTAGAATAAGAATTCCTATATCCCCCTGCACCACCACCACCATAACGTGCACCACCACCACCACCTGCAATGATAAGAAAATCTGCTACTACTTCAGCTGCTGCTAATAAACCAAAATTTATACCTTGTCCAAACATTAACTTGCTATTTGACTAATACTATACCAAAATTCTGTAGCACTTACACACGTTATTTGATATAAATTCTTTTTAGAACTTGTATCATCATATGTACCTGCTATTTTATTAAACGTACCTGATCCCCCACCTACTTGCCAAGTGTCTGCAGTATAACTACTTCCTGCTCCTGTTACTATTAGTGTTTTAGTAACTCCTATTTTTGGGTTTGTTATGTTAAATGTTGTATTTGCATTAGGTGTTAGTGTAAATACTTGTGCATCATCAAAATTTACTACAACTGTAGCACTTGCACTTAAAGTATCAACTGTTGTAAATTCATCAGCTACTTTGTCATAATTTATAGCATTGTCAGCAACCATATCTGTTGCCACTTGTACTTCCCCAATAGTACCTGCACTTGCTGCACCTAATACTCTATTAGCTGTAGACGTATCTTGCATTTTTGCATACGTTACGTTATCGTCAGTTATTTTTGCAGTTGTTACTGCATTGTCTGCTAAGACGTTTGTTGTTACTTTAGTTGTTGCCATTTTTCTTTATTTTTTTTATCCTACTTGTTTAGAACTTCCACTTGTTGTTATATCATCATTTTCGTATGCAGTTTTTGCATCGTCCCATTGACCAAATCCTGAAGGTGCTGAATAAGTCCACTCATCAGATCCTAGTAATATTCTTGCGTCATAACCATAAAGTCCAGTAGATAATTGTATACCGAAATTACTGTCACCTTCTGTACCACTAAAAGCTAAACCTTGACTTGATCCATTTTTATAAAATGTTATTTCATCATCATCACCATTAAAAGCTACCCCTATTATATCTCCTTCCGTATAACTTGCACCATAATTATATGATGTTGTTCCTTTATACCTTTGTCCTTGTGCTGAATAATAACTTCTACTCCTTGTTAGTGTCCAGTTACCTACATAACCTGATGTATATAATCCACACATCATTGTACTATAATTAGAAGCTTGTCCTTGTAAACTAAGAAATAATACTTCCCAATAATATTTACCAGTTGCTGATGTTTCATTAATTGCAAAATAATTACTACTTCCTTGTGTCATAACAACTTTTACTCCTGTTGCTACTCCTACGCCAAATAATTTTTTATTCAAACTCATAACTTACTACATCTGCTTTTTTTGTTAAATTATTTATAGCTGTTTCTTTGTCATTATGATTATTTAATATAATCGCTCTTTGATCTTCTACTTCTTGTGGCACATCAATATTTCTATCTAACTTTCTAATGTAATACCAATCTGTTGCCAATAGTTTAGATCTTGTATCACTGCTTAATAAATTTAATTTTTTTTCTTTTAATTCAGCTAAACTTTCTGACCAAGTTTTTTGAATTACTGTATAATAGTATTTATTATCTTCTAAATACAATTCGCCTAGTTCTTCTATAGCAGGATTATAGTTAGGATCTACTACTTCAAAAAAACCTTCTTCTTCTAACACTTCTACAGGTGAACTTGCAAACCCACCCATATAGTGTTTCTTACCATTCCAAGTAGAAGGTAATGTATTAAATAATTTTATTTCTCCGTTTATATTATTTGCTCTCATATTATTATGGTGTTGAATCACTTGTGTAAGTTCCTACTGAATACATATATACTGGATTTGCAGAATCATTAGTACATACTATTTGTATTAAATTATTTGACGATCCGTCATAATCAACAGAACCTACTTTATTAAATGTTGCGTTTGTTTGACTAAATGTTATTGTATGGTTACCAGTTAAAATTAAATCTATAACTTGACCTTGTTTTGCATTACTAAATGTAAATGTAGCATTTCCACTTGCTGTTGCAGTAAATGTTGTTGCTGCACTAAAATTTAATGCGAAAGATGTACCACTACCTAATGCAGATAATGCAGTATATCTATTTTCTAACTTGTCGTGCGTTATACCGTTGTCAGCTACCATTGCAGTTGCTACACTTCCTGTATCTCCAGTTCCTACTAAGTTTCCTGAAGCAGTTGGTAATACTAATACAGCACTACTTGCAGCACTATGAGCTGCAGCTTTTAATGTTTGATAATGAGCATTTCCTGTTTCACAATAGAATCTCATTTCTGCTACATTACCTGTACCTGTTCTAATTTGTATAGATCCGTCAGCGACTGTTACACCACCTGATGATCCATTACCACCCATTGTAAATGCGTTTGGCGTTGAAGAAGATAAACTTAATGTTACATCTCCTGTACCTGCAGAAGCAGTTATTCCATCGCCACCTGTTATGCTTTCTACTACATTACTAAGATTAACAGCTACTAAATGTTGTACTTCAATACTTGTTCCGTTAGGAACGTTTGTATCAAAAGTTAATGTAGTTCCTGATACAGAGTATGAACTATGTAATTGATAAACTCCATCAAAATAAACTGATAACTCGTTTTCGCTACTAGCAGAATTACTTAATGTATATGCAGCAGTACTACCGTTTCCAGTATAAGTATCTATTGCTATTGTATTTGCTCCTGCTGTAGCAGATATTGTAAGTGTATCTGTACCTGCATTTGTAGTTAAACTAACATTTGATCCTGCAGCTATAGTTAATGTATCATTTGTACTATCTGCTGCTATTGTTGTTTGACCAGATACTGCTATATTTCCAAAAGCATTATCTCCTGTAGCTGTATTTGCTATTGTAAAGTTTGGATATGTACCACTAACACCTATTCCAGTCCCTGCAGTAAGTGCTACGGTTTGATCAGGAGAACTGTTAGTTATTGTTATTGCTCCATCTGCATTTGTTATTCCTATTCCTGTTCCTGCTGTTAATAATGCGTTTTCAAATATAGAATTTGTATTATCATATATTAATATGTGTCCTGCTGCAGGAGATGTAATTGTTGTGTCTGTTAAATTATTTAAACCTGCATTTAAACTAAAAGTTGTTCCACCTAAAGCTAATCCTGTTCCTGCACTATAAGTTGTATTTGTATCTGTAGCTGCAAAAGTTATAGTATCTGATCCTGCTGCAGTAGTCAATGTCATATTGCTACCTGCTGCTAAAGTTAAAGTGTCTGTTGCACTATCAGCTACAACGTCAGTTTGCCCACTAACTGAAATCGTTTTAAAAGAATCAGTTTGTGTGTCTGTAGCAGCTATCGTAAAATTAGGATAAGTTCCACTTACAGAAACATTACTACCTGCTGTTAAAGCAACCGTCTGATCAGGTGCTGAATTTGTTATAGTAAAATTCGGGTATGTTCCTGATGTTGAAATTCCTGTTCCTGAACTTAACGCAACCGTTTGGTCTGGACTGCTGTTAGTAATTGTAAAATTTGGATAAGTACCACTCGCTGTAATTCCTGTCCCACCAGTCAAAGCTACAGTTTGATCAGGTGCAGTATTAGCAATCGTTAATGTACCTGCAGCGTCATCATAAGTTTTACTAATTGAAGCTCCTGCTACAACTAAATTTGCAACTCTATCATCTACTCTTTCGTCTGTAAAATATAAATTAGATCCTTCTGTTAAATTTGCAGTAGTTTTTGTACCAAATGCTGTATTAAATCTTGCAGTTGTATAATAAAGATTGCTTGATCCTTCGCCAATATCATCTGTATCTAATGTAATATTAGCACTTCCATTAAAAGATACACCGTTAATATTTCGTGCAGTTTCTAATGTTGTTGCTGTGGACGCAGCAATACCTAACCCATCAACATAGGATTTTGTTATATGTGCTTGTACATCTGACGAACTTGCACCAGTATATGTAATGACACCTGTCGAATTATTATATGCTAGTGATCCATCACCCCCTGCATCTGTCACACTTATTAATCCTCTAACATCTGAATTCGAAGCACCTGTGTATGTAAATACTCCAGAACTATTATTATAACTAAAACTTCCTAGTCCACCTGCGTCCGTTGCAGATAAATCAGTTAGTGCTATTCCACTACCTGAAACTCCGATTGTAAAATTAGGATATGTACCTGAAACACTTACAGATCCTGATCCTGTTAAACTTACTGTTTGATCAGGAGCACTATTTGTAACTGTAAAATTTGGGTACGTCCCACTTGTAGTAATCCCTGTACCACCTGTTAATGCAACTGTTTGGTCAGGAGATGTATTTGCAATAGTAAGCGTGTTTGCAGTATCGTCATAGGTTTTAGAAATACCACTTCCTGCTACTAATAAAGTGTTTACTCTGTCATCAACTTTTTCTGCAGTATAATATTGATTTGTTGCTTCTGTTATATCGTCTGTGTCTAATGATATATTAGCTGTTCCGTCAAAACTAACTCCTGCTATTGTTCTTGCATTTTGTAAAGCTGTTGCAGTAGCTGCATTTCCTGTTGTAGATCCTGATGTTCCACTTGTATTACCAGTTACATTACCAGTTATATTCCCTACTACATTACCAGTAATTGTTCCACTTGCTGTTATAGTTCCTACAGATATGTTTGGTGTTCCTGTTAAGTTAGAAGCTAAACTAGCAGTACCTGTTAAGTTTCCTGTTACATTACCTGTTAGAGCACCTGCAAAAGCATTAGCTGTAACTGTTCCAGTAGCAGTTAGATCACCACCTGTGTTCATACTTAATCCAGAGCCGTTTCCTGCACCATCTGTTATAGCTTGTAATGCAGAAGCTAGAGTACCATTATCGCCTACTTTTAGTAGTGACGTATATGTGCTACTTATTGAGTTTCCAGTTAATGTCGCCATTCTTTTTTAATTTATTATTTATATATTTTTTTAATTTTGTTAAATTTTTGTCTTTTATCTTGTATCTTTTTATCATAGTACCCAACCGTTAAATAAATTATCTTTATCAGGATATACGTCCTCATTTGTATTTGCGTTATATTCAGGAAAATTAGTATTATTGAAACTTAAATAATCGATCATTCTTCTTATATAATATTCTGCAAACTCTCTTTCTTTATTTACTAAATAATCAACTTCATTTTTAGATACGCTCTCTGCGTTCTCGCTAATATGTTTAAAAACTCCTGCGTTTTTTACTTGATACGCTGCAAATGGTAAATAATCCATCATAGCATAGTGTATTAATGCAGGTTGTACATAACTATTAACAAGCGTTAGATAATGACCAGTTAGATTATTATTTGTAATTTTTGTTTCAATCTGTTGATATAATTTTGTACCTAAAAAATTTTGTATATGTATTTCTTGCGATATTTTAATATATGGCAATAATTTATCTACATCTACATTACCGTCTAGTACTGTATTCTTTTTTAAATCCGTTACTTTTATAAATAATACTTGCGCCATTTTTAAAATGCTTTACCTTTCGGTGTTTTAAAATCTTTTTTCTTTATAAAACCTCTATTGTCCATATCTCTTGGTCTTTTTGCAACCTTCGGATCGTTAACTTCTGGTTTAAATCCTTCTTTTGTAGCTTTGCTTACACTAGATTTTGATCTTGGGTTTTTAGGATCAGGTGTAACTGTCTTACTCATATAAACTCTACGTTCCCAATAATGTCTACAAGATCCACCACCTTTATATAACCATATATCATAAGTATCTGATCCACCTTTGCCCCAACCTTTATTAACAGGTTTAGTTGTTAACTGTTGTATATCTTCTTTACGATACAATTTATTTGCTTGTATCATTTTTCTACAAAACTCTCTACTGTCTCCATCAAATTGTTGTGGTGCATATTGATATCTTACTTTGTACTTCCAACCTTTTTTGTTTTCTCCGTCTTGTTTACTTTTAGCATTTGGTCTTGCAGCACCAGTAGAAGCTAATTCTAGTTTTTCGTTTAATTCATCATCTATGTCATAATCTACAGGTGCAGACTCTACTAATTCCCACTCGTCTAAATCTTCTTCTTCTCCTAAAGAAATAAACTGACTTAATTCTGTAACTTCTGACAACTCATTTTTATTTTCCACTCCTGTTTCTTCTTCTCTTGTTTCCTCATCTACAATGTTACCTTCTAAATCTGTAAATTCTAAAGGTTGTAATGTTTTAAAGTATAAATTAAGTGATACATTATTAAATGATAGTATAGAATCTAATGCGTCAAGTATATATTCTTGCTGTACTCGAATAACCATATTATCAAAGAGTATACTTGCTTGTTTTAACTCATCTGCGTTCGATCCTAAGCCATTATTTCCTGTTCTAATACCTAACAGTAATGGCGAAGATAATCTATGCCCTACGAGTATTTTATTTGTAGCTTCATCACTTAAAAATTG